ATTTGCCATAGATCTAGCTAATGCTTTTGTATATCTAGACGCAAGTCTGTCATACAAGTTATCTTCAATCGCTTCTTCAGTGATTGAGAACGCTAAAGCAAGTGTCTCGTGTGTGTATCTAGCAGTGAAAGTTTCTTGTGCTGTATCGAAGTTAACACTAGATCCTTCAGGTTTTACTGAAGCATTAGCGAAACCAGATAACATCACTTCTTCTTCGAAAGCTCTATCAGAATTTTCTATGTCGAAAATTTGAGTGTGCTCATCTGCGTAGTTTTTATATTCCAGGCCAAATAGTGCATTTAAACCTGGCTCTAGTTCTTTAACTAGTTGTGCTCTTGATATTGCCATAATTTATACTCCTATTATAATTATACGCCTGTTGTTAATTTAAATACATGTTCACCAGTATTGAATACAACATATGCATTCGCATTTGCTGAACTTGTATCGCTGTTTTCTGGATCTTTTGAAATACCGATTTGTTTGAAACCGCCAGATGTTCCAGAAGTTGATGTGTCAATTTCTGAAGTTGATTGTCCAGAAAGAGTGCTTCCACTCGTTCCAACAAAATCAAAAGCAGAATTATTCATCGCTGCTGTTCCTGTTCCATCGTGCTGTGCTTCATAAACGATATAAGGATCCGCATACACTGTAGCTACTATGTCTGAAGCGTTTGTGCTTGCAGGATAGAAAGCTTTAAATGTAGGTTTACTTGATGATGGATCAGTGAAGAAACAACCACCGAACACACCTAATTGTTGAGTGTCCCCAGCTGCTGCTTGCTCAATACCACCACCGGCTACTGCTTCAACCACTTGACCATTAAAAATGGAAGTTCCATGGTTAGCTGCAATAGTATATTCTTCAGCTCTGATTTTTCCACCTGTAAGATGTCTTGTAGGTTTAAAACCAAAAGCCGCGTCTTTATTAGCCATAGTATTATCTCCTTATGTACCTGCCCCGAAGGGCCTCCAGTACGGTTTAATTTATTCGTTGGATAGGAATCGTTAAAAAATTAACTTTTCTTTGTACCACCGAAGGTTACACGAGTCTGCCTCTCACTATTGATTGGCATACTTGGGTGCTGTTCCTTCATGAGATCATTTTCTATCGCGTCATTACGTTCTTGAGTTTGTTTTGCAAAATACTCTTCGCGCGCTTTAACGATATCATTAGGTATCCTTGCCAGCAAAAGGCCACCAACTCCGATCACCCCTTTGTATTTACCTTCTTGGACTTGTGGATAGTCTACTTCAGAATATTCATCAGCTCTTACTAATTCAAATCCTGATCTTAACTTGGCTGACATATTTGATGTGTCGTCAAAACCCATCGATTCAGCTCTTATCCACCTATGTTTAAATCCATCTGGTGCAGGTGGTGCATCTAAAGATGACGGTGGAGTCCAAACTTTTTTCTGTTCTTGAACTTTTGTTTGGCTCGCACGAGAGTCTATTTTTTTATTTGTCATATGCTTAAGCCTCCTTCGTGATGTTTAATTGTTTCGCATATTCTTCTAGTGGCACACCTAATTTTTTAGCGATTGTTACCTGAGAGGGCGTGAGTCTCACAGTTTTGCGACTAGGATTGACACTTCGCTTCGCACTAGCGACGGTTTGTGTAGGTTTAGTCGTAACCGTTGAATCATTTGTACCAAATTTATGTGGGAAGTCAAGTCTCATACGTTTATCTATTTCAGCATAATATTCATCTGATTGTGCATCAAACCCTTCTTCCTCGGTTAGTTTTTTATGTAAATCAAAAGCAGTATAAGTCATTGCATTATCTGTTCCAAACCATGGGTTTTTTTCAGCCCATTCTTCAGCTTTTGGATCAGGTGCTTGTGTTCTAGGAGCTATTGCTTGCTCAAGAGTTTGTTCTCTTTTCTCTGGAGCTTTACCCTCATTTGCTTTTTTAAGGTTAGCAACTCTTGCCTCTTCAACACCTAATTTTGCAATCATTTTTTGTGCTTCTACTTCAGCATTTATATCTCCAGCTTCTCTAGCTCTAGACAACGCTGCTTGTGCTGCTTGTAAACCAGATGTTACTCTGCCTTCCATTGCAGTTACATAGTTAGGTTCTATCGTAGATAGTTTGATCTTCAAACTTTCTTGCTCGTCTTTTACTTTTTTAGCCCAATCAAGAGCAGCTTCCTTTTGTCTTTCAGCTTCTCTCCATTTTTTTGTTAGTTTAGCAATTCTTTTTTGAACACCTTCACTATAATCCTCTAATTCTTTTTTCTTTTCTTCTGTTTCTTCTTTTGGTTTAGCTTCTTCTAACTTTGTTTCTCTTTCATTTTCATATGTCTTGTCTGTTTCTTTATCAGATATTTCTTCGACTTGAATTGTTTCCTTTGGTTCTTCAACTTTCTTTTGTTCATCAAGGTTAACTTCTACTTCAGGTCCTGAAGTATCTATGTCAACCATTGGTTCTTTTTTTTCTGCTTCTGGCATAGTTTTCTCCTTCTATGTTTTAATATTGATGAAATATATCTTCAGGGTTTTCGATGGTTGCTAATATTTCATCGTCGTTTAGCAATCTTACTTCCCCACCATCTATCTGTATTCTTGATCCAGCATATCTAGCAAAGATAACCCAATCACCTTTTTTACACCAAGGGCCTTCAGGATATCTTTCTTTATCATAACAATGTGCACCCATTTTTAAAACCATTCCACAATTAGATCCAACTTGTTGTCGTTCTAAAGTTGTTTCAGCTAAATGTATTCCACCCTTAGTTTTTTGTTTCATTTTAAAAGGTAAAACTAAGATTCTCCATCCAGTAGGTTCGGGTAATTTAGAAGATTCTTTTCTAGAAAGATCTGTTTGTTTCTTTTCTTCTTTTTTATCTTGCTCTTTGTATTTTTCCTCTAATGCAAGTTTAACTTTTGGTTCCTCTTGCGTTGAGGTCGATAACTGTTCCTTTTTCATTTTTTTGCTCCTTCTTATCTAGCAGGTTAGAGATTTCCTGTAACATAATTTGATATGTATTTGCTTGTCCTAGTAGATACTTGTATTTTTCCATATTGTCAACCCCACCAGTAATCATGGTGTCTCCAATAATTTGTAAATTATTTCTCATTAACTTTTGTAATTTAGATACAATCAATAATCCATCTTCCATTATAAAACGCTCCTTTCAGGTTGAAAGCTTTCTATGACTTTTAATTTTTCTTGAGCGTCTGCTATTTTTTGTAGTTGTTTATCTATCTCTTCTATGTGTTGTGGATGCTCTCCGATACCAACACTATTTTCTAAATAGATTTTTATTGTTGCATCTGCTTCAGCTATTTGTGCATTATATTTTGCTTCAAGTGCTTCTAGTATTGCCTTTTTCATTTTTTCTTATTGCTTCCTTTCCTTTCTTAAATATAGCAGCGACTTTTGATTTACCCATAACTTTGGCACGCTGTTCTCCAACAGTTAAGATCTGAATTTTCCTCGCAAACGGTTTTGAAATCTTTTTAACTTTCGCAACAGTCTTACGAGCGTCAGTAGGAGTCGCAAACTTAATACCAACAGTATCTTTAGGATTCTCATCCGTGTAAAGCCTCCTACCAGATCCTTTAGGTTTTTTACCTGTTCCTGTTTTTGGATCCGCCATGTTTCATATCCTTAATATGTTTTTTAATAATATTAGATTGTTTCTTATGTAGCTTTGAAGCTTTGCTTAATGCTTTAGCTACCTTATTTAGTTTTTTTACCACCGATAACTCCTTTTAATGTTTTTGCTTGACCTGCGTGTAATTTAGATGCTTTTTTAAGACCTTTAATTACACCTTTTATTTTTTTCTTTTTGCCATTTTTTAACATTTCCATCTCCTTCTTGCCTGACGAAGACGTGAGTTCGGATTTTTTGCTGCTTTAGGAAATTTTTTCATTTGTCCTAGTGATCTTGCGCAGAATGATTTTCTACGTTTAGCAGCTTTTGATCCTGGCTTCACTTTTCCAGTCACGGCTGTTTTTAATTTAGAGCCGGGATTTAATCTTCGGTATGCTTTGACACCGGCTCGTGTCATACCAGCTCCAGACTTTGTAGGTCTAAAGTTCTTTTTGTTTCTGGCAGGCATTGTGCCTTTTGAGTAAAAACTTCTCACGATAACATGCCTTTATAATATTTTACATAAGATGGGTTAGATAGTTTAACTCCTCCATACTCACTGTTTATACTTTTACCCATATAACCTGCTGCATAACCTTTGGCAGCTTTAGTTCTTTTAGCAAAAGTTTTTACGTTAGTCGGTTTTGGTCCTACATTGGCAGCTGCCCGTTTCCTTGCAACGGCAGATCTTCTTTGGCCTTCTGACATTGATCTTGCTTTTGCAAGTGGGACACATTTGGGATACTTCCTCTTCGCGTCTTTCTTTTGTTTTGAACGGCCACACTTTGCGAATGAACCATCCTTTCGCTTGCTCCCAATATCTACCCATTTTTGTTTGAACCATTTATCTAAACCGTTCTTTGCCATGTTATCTATTTGGTCTTCTTGCTTTACCAAATCCTTTTATTTGTATGCATGCTTTACCACCCATTCCAAGACCTTGTCGTCTTAGTCTTTGTGTAGCTTCAGTAAGCCCACCACCAGCTTTGTAAATTCTACCACCTTCAGCTTTTTTAGGACCTCTAAAATCTTTTCTTTTTACACCTGATGGATCTTTAATTTTACCAGCACAAATTTTACTAGCGTAGGCGTTAGCATATGCTGACGGGTACACTTTAAATTTTCGCTTCGCTGCGGCTTTACCTCTAGGACATAGTTTAGTCATTTACTTTTTCCTCACTGTTTGTGCAGCTCTTTTAAAGTTTGCTGCAGTCGGTGCACCTTTTGCACCTTTCTTACGCATTTTACCTCCACGCTTTCTTTTAGCGTGAATGTTTGCGTACAAACCTTTTCCGGCCATTACTTTTTCTTTTTCATTTTGGCTTTTTTCTTTTTAGCCATTACGAATTTTTTAAGCTGTGGTGGAATAGATCCTTTTTTCATAGCTTCTCTTTTTTTCATCATAGAGCCGCCACCCATTTTTTTAACTCTACCACCCATGGCCATTTTACCTTTACCATCAGCAGCAAAGAAAGGAACTTTTTTTCCTTCTTTGTTAGTGACCATTTTTAACTTGCCACCGTTTGCCATTTTTGTTCTTGTTCCGTAATCTTTTCTCATTTTTTTCCTCCGTTTCTAAAAATTTGAGTACCCTTTATACCATATATGCTCGCCACGACAAGTATCCACAAATTTGTGAACCATGACGGGAGCTGCGAGAACATTTCAAAGAATAATTTTACTTTGTCCATCGCGGTTGGGTCGTCTGATATAACTGCATATGCGAGCACCAACACGGGCAAACTTAAAATTATCAAAACTGCCTCGTCCTTCCAATCTGATTGACGGGCTTCTAAAAGTTTTCCCTGGTATTGCTCCTCACCACGAGCCATACGATCGGCATGTAAAAGTTGTGCCTCTGACATTGCCATCTTCGTCTTTTGTTTATTAGCATAAATCTTACTTCCGGCAGAAACTGCTAATTTAATCGCTGATAACCACATATTAATTGTCTCCTCTTATGATTTGTACGCTTTTTGCCATCTTATCTCCTGATGGAATCGTTTTTCCAAGTATTGTTTTCTCTATTGAAGTGTTTGCACGTAATTTTGCAAGCTCTTCGTTCTGTTTTAACTTCTCATCTTGGTTTTGATCACTCATCATAGCTCTCATTCGGTCTAAATTTAGTCTTTCTTGACCTTCTTTTTCTTTTCTAGCATTTTCTTTTGCTTGTAAATCTATTTCTCTTGCTCTTAAAGCTGCAATCGGGTCATTATCAAACTGCGAAGTTATTTTTTTCTCTTCTTTTGCAAAATCATCCATCATTTCTGATATTAAAACAGCTTTTCTAGACTCAATTCGCTCTGTTAACATCCTTGCTTGTTGTTGCATTTGTGGATTTTGCATTGCCATCTGTTGCATTTGTGCAAGTTGAGGTAATTCTTCTCTAAATTCCATTTCAATTTGTTCTTGTGCCATTAAACTTATATGTTCTAGTATATTTTTTTGTATTGCAGCACCAACAACAGGTGAATTTTTTACCATATTAGTTTCCATAAAGTTTAAATGCGCTGTAATATGTGCCTGATGGTCTTGACCTGGAAAAGCTTGAAAAGGTTTACCAGCTAACGCATCAATGTGTTCTAGTGCCGGGTCTTTTGGTACAGGTTTTTCGGGTCTTTTTAAAATTAAATCTATATCTTTTACACCTAACGCTTCGTACATATTTCTGTACACTTCGTATTGGTTGTGAATTGCAGGGTTAGAAGCTGCCAGTTGCATCTCCGTTTGAGCGAGTGATATCCGCTGCGTTTGTGAAAAGATATTAGGATCCGCAACTGGCAATATATCTATTCGGTCATCGAAATCAGATTGCTTGATTTGCCTTTGACCGCCAACAACATCATATGGGTAAACTGGAGGTAAGTAAAGTTTAAAAACTCTGGCCATTAAACTAAACTCACGTTTCATAGAAGCATATAATCTTTTATGAATTGCTGACATTGTTCTAGATCCTCTTTCTAACATGGCAACAGTTGTACCAACTGCAGCATTTTGATTACCATCGCCAACTTGTAAATCAGCAATAGATGCAAATCTTTGACCTGCACCAACCACTACACTCATCAATTGTAATAAAGTTCCTGATGGTTCTTTAAATGGTAATGGCATGAAAGCGTCTCGTAAATTACCACCGGGTGCATCTACGTCTCTAAACTCACCAGGTTGTAATGGAGCTGCTTCGTCTCTTAATTTTATGCCACGCATTTTAAATCCTGATGGCTGATTAGAAAAAGTTCCAGCATCAAGAAGTGATCTTAATGCAGATGTTGCAGTTCTTGATAAACCACCAATCATGTGAATCAAACCAAAACCATAAAAACCTAAACCAGGTAAAAATTTAAAATGCACAAAATATTGTATTTTATTTCTTGTTGCATCACCTACTTCATAGTTTCTTCTAATAGATAATACTTCACGTGAACCTTCTTCGATCGTTACAATGTATGGAAGTTTAATCCCTGTAGGTTCACCTTGTGAGTTAACATCCTCAAAGCCTTCAATATCTAAATCAACATGACACTCTAAAAGAGTAAACATATTTTCATTTTTAGTTTTACTCATGCCGTCAAGTTCTCTCTCTTTTTTATCTGACTCAGTTTCATTTTCTTGACCTGGTGTTAATTCTATATCTCTATAGAAACCACCTACTTGTTGTTTTCTTAATTCATTCTCGGACATTTTAATTACATGAATAATTGATTCCGCATCATCTAATGAGGTAGCTGAATACGGAACAATTAAATCATCAGCAGGAACAAACTTAGATACTGTTCTCTGCATAATATCGTCATAGTAAACTTTTTTAAATGTAGATCCTGATAGTGGTAGATAAAATAACATCTGATCAAACTCAGACTCATACTCTTTCATCTCATTCATGATCTGATAATTCATAAACTCTTTAACACGTAAAGCCTGTTGTTCTTTGTCAGGAGTTGGTAAACCAATGATTTGTGTTCTAATTGGTCCTTGTGATGGTAATAATTCTTTATAAGCTAAAGCTTGAAACTGTGTAACAGCTTCTGCTAACACTGGGTGAGTTGCACCTGATGCACCTTTAAATGGTTCAGATTTTTCTTCATACTTAAATCCTAGAAGATCTAAACCATTTGTATAAGCATGTTCCCAATCTTTTCTACCCGCTTTGTAGTCTGTGTAGTGTGTATATAATTCATGACCGATAGGTCCTAAAACTTCTTCTGGTAATAACTCTGCAAGGTTTGCAAAGTGTTCATCAGTCTGTGGTAAACTTCCAACTTTAGGATCAAAATTTATATCAACACTACCATCTTCATTTGGTTGAACTTCAACCGGTTGATCTGGTTTTTGTTCTTCTTGTAATTCTACTTGTACTTCTTCAGGACTTGGAACGTTTATTGTTTGCTTTACGTTCGGTAAAGACTTGTCTATTTCTGCCATTTATTTTCTCCAGTTTCACTGTCTTAACAGTATTATAGTTAATATTCAACCCCTGCGCATCCGGGCCAGATCTAGGTGGGGGTCCTGATTTTTTACCAATCATATCTTATAGTCCTCTGTGTATTCTTGCATACCTATGTCATCTAAAGCTACTTCTTCAAAATCATCTGTGAGTCTAGCTAAATCTTTTGCTTGCTCTTGTGCAGCAAATTCTGGATCTACTCTTCTTCTTGCATTGTTAAGTGCTACCTCTGCGTCTCCAGAATCAAACGCCATAATTTTATCTAAATTAGATAATTCTAAACCTTGTTCTGCAGCTTGAGTAACTGCATCATTAACAGCGTTAATTCCAAAAGCAACACCTAAAGGTTTAATAATTTTACCTGCAGTTTTTGCTCCTGTGGTAAAAGCTTTTTTAAACATATCTCTTGTTTTAGTTTTTTCTGGAACAGGTAATTTACTAGCTGGAATTAAATTTAATTTAACTGCCTCTGAGTCTATTTTTTGTTTTCCTAATTTAATTAATTCATCTGCTCTTTTTTTTGTTATTCTTGAGAGATCTTCATCTGATGCAACTAATCCTCTTTTAGGATCAAACCCTGTATCTTTTAATTTTGTTACTGTTCCATCTTGATCTATGGCTAACAATTCAAAATTAACTAAACCTTGTCCTTTGGTGCCTTTTAATTGACCCCTTAGTCCTTTCATTGTATCATTAAATTCTTCTATAAGTTTTTCTTTATCTCCTATTGAAATATTAGGATTCTTTAATTTTCTTGTAATTGCAGATAATTTTTCATTTCTTATTCTTTCAACCTTTTCTACCTCTGGAGATATGTTTACTTCTTTTGGAATAAATCCAAATCTACTTAAAGTTTGTGTGCTAAATTTTGGTTGACCATGTTGTATCTGTATATCTTTAGAAGCATCTCCTGGAAATATTTTTGATTTATATTTTCTTAATTTTTCATAAACACCATAAGGATCTTTTTCTCTATACATTGCATCTTTTAATCTTCTTAACTTTCTAAATTGTTCATCTGTTTTAAATACTTTAGCTTTGTTTTTATAAAGATTACCAGTTACAATATCATCAATATCATTAGCAATAATTCTTAAATTTTCTTTTGTTGCAGGTAAAAAAATATCTTTAAAATCATTTGCAATTGGTCCTGTAAACTTAACTCTAAAAAATTTACTTCCTGCTTTTGAAGTATCTAATGATGGAGATATATGCACAAATTTTAAATTTTTAAATTGTTTAACAAGGTCATCGCTAACTTCTGTAATGCCTGTAGGTTTTTTACCACCTAGTTTTGCTGCTTCTAATTTAGTTAAAGGTTTTGCATAATCTACACCTTCTACTAAATAAGATTTAATAGTTTTAGCAGCACGACCTGTTCCTTTTACAATTTCGTTTTGTGTTGGAATTCTTAAGTTTTCTAATTTAAATTTTTTTATAAAATTTTTTAATTCACCTGCGATTCCACCACTTTGAAATATCTGTCTAGGTTCTGGCCGTAACAAATACGACATCGTCTGGTTAAATTCTGATACTTTCATTATAAATTTATTATACCGGCAAGTCCGCCTGCTTTTGCCATTGTAATATCTTTTTTGTCTTTAGCCTTAGACATTTGATTAAAAAGTTGTCTGGCTTTTTCTGCAGCTACTTCTGGAGAAAAACCTTCTTCTAAAAATTGTTCATAAAGTTGTTCTAATAACCTTTCGTTCATGTCATCAGAAGCCATCATACTTTTGTCAGGCAACACGGGTCCTGTGGGTTTTGGACCAAAAGGATTTACAGGTTTAGTTGGGTCTTCTGGTAATACCGGACCTTTACCCATAGCATAACTTGTTCTTGTCAATCCACCTTTTGCATTTGGGTCTCTATCTGTTGGATCAAAGTCCTCTAGTATTTCTTTTTCTTTTAAATCTTTTTCTAACATCTCTACTACGTCTTCAGTGGGTATTCCTTTATCTGGGTTTTTAGGTATCTCCATATCAAAAAATCCTTCTATCTCTAAAAGATCATCTACTGGTTTTAAGTTACGACCTATTTGTTCTGCCTCTACTATTTCTTCTCCAAGGTTTTTAAGATCTGTTACTGATTCTCCAAATGTATCAATAAAAACATCTATTGGATCTTTTTTACCAATCTCAATATTTCTTTTTTCTAATACTCTTCTAGCTAATGTTCTTGTAACTCCCATTACAGGATCTAATGGTCCACCTGGTCTTCTAGGGTTTTTTAACTTATCGATCGCACCCATAATGTTTTCTCTCGAATCTAGTTTTGATGGATCTTTAGGAAGTCCAGTTTCACCCTCACCTTTAACAATTTTTTCTAGATCACCCAGTGGGTCATCTTTTGTTAAATTAAATTCATCTAGTGTTTCGATACCCTCAGTCTTTTTTGCACCTTCTTTGACCATAGGAATAACAACACCCTCTTTCTTACCAGGTTTACCAACCACTGGTTTTTTAGCTGACTCAAAAATTCTCTCTATTTGTTTTTTAAGAAGTGGAGTTACTTTACCAAACTCTCTTTCAGCTGCTTTGAGTGCAGTAGGTATGTTTCTAATTATACCTGATCTAACAAGATTTGTTAGTGCTAATAAAAACTGTGCCAGTGGTCCCATAATTTTTTACCAATAATATTTATATTTTCTTCTAGGCAGTTTTTCATCCTCATAATCTTCAGGATGGTTTATTAAACCACCTTGTCTAAATCTCATGATAGCCTGTGTTGTTGAATCTACCAGGTCATCATGGTCTCCATATGGAAACGCAGCACACTCTTCTACAACCTCCTGAGCAAACTGTTTATCTAAAGGTGCCCATATATTACCAGATTCAAACAGAGGTGCAACAGAATTAACACGTGTATGTTTATCGTTTCCACGTGAAGGAGTAAAATTTACAACAGGTATACCCATTTGTCTTAACTCGTAAGTTAGTGGGAGCCCTGATGCTTTAGACTCAATTAAGACAGTTTCTGGTTGCCAGTAATCATATTGCTCTTTTGCAACTCGACGTAACTCTGGAAACTCGTATCGATCTTTTAATGCATCAAGTAAAATTAATTGTGGAGCAGAGTCTTCGTTTAACCTAAACACGCCCCACGTTGTTATCGCACTGTAATCAGCAGTCTCCTTTTTCATAAAAGCTGTATCGTAAGATTGTATTACATGATCTAAAACTGGTATTGAGTCTTTATCCCAGTTGTTCCACCACTCACGTTTTAATATTGCACCTTCTTCAGAAGTTGGGTTTTGCATCCATTGTGCATTCCATTTACCGAGTGATAAGGATGCTTTGACTCCTTCGAGTTCTTCTAGCTTCCAGTACTCCGGCCATACGGGCTTACCACTCGGCATTACTGCCGGAAACTCTACCAAGTCCCATTGATCTGCTTTAGGCTCTGTTTGGTTTTTTATCAAAATTCCTGTGAGGTCCTTTACATTCCAACGTGTCATAACACAAACGATTTTACCGCCTGGTTGTAGACGCTGACGTGGACCTGACGTGTACCATTCGTATGCTTTCTCTAATGCACCCATGTTCATAGAATCTTGTTCCGAGTGTGGGTCGTCGATGATTAACAGATCAGCACCTCGACCTGTAATAGCACCCCCGACGCCTGCTGCAAAATACTCGCCACCTTGTGC